AATCATGCTGGAAGTCCTACTGGAGACGTAACAGTAACTACATTGGGATTTGCAAGTGGCGATCAGGCAGTAGTAATCTTAGATATTAAAAAGTGTTAATTAACAAATGAGTTTTGGTAAGAAAACTAGGAATCCTGGCTGGCAACCTGGAAATCATTGGGTTAAATGTGATGTATGTGATTTCGTATATCGAGATTCAGATATGTTTGAACGGTGGGATGGAGCAGTTGTATGTAAACATGATTGGGAATCTCGACACCCACAAGATTTAGTTAGAGGAGTTGAAGATAAAATAACTCCTGATGGATTTATAAGACCTGATGATGATGCAAATATGGGACAAATAGTTTGCAGAACCAGATCAGCAAGAGCTGGACAAGCTGAGTCTGGATGCTCAAGATCTGGGGATACTTCTTTTACACCAACACCAATAAGCGGATTATAATATGGCAACAACAACTTTTGTAGATGGCGATACAGTCATTGTAGCATCTTGGCTCAATGAAGTCGACGCTCTTGTACACGATATATTTAATGGATTATCAACAACAACTAAAGGAGATGTATTAGCTTCTAACGGAACTAATATTATACCTGTAGCAGTTGGATCAAACGATCAAGTTTTAACAGCAGATTCTTCAGAAGCAACAGGAGTAAAATGGGCTGCTGCTGGGGGAGATGTAGTAGATGATACCACACCTCAATTAGGTGGATTTTTAGATACTAATAGCAAGTTTATTAGCTTATCACAAGGAGCTGCTATTGCTTCTGTAGCTGGTGATACAGATATATGGGCAGGTGTTGATGGAAACACAGTACACATAACAGGTACTAATGCTATAACTGACTTTGGTACTCCGAAGCAAGCTGGCGATCATATGTGGTTAATATTTGATGCTGCTGCGTCTGTTGTAGATAGTTCGACAATAACGGTAGCTGGTAATACTAATTATCAAGCTGCTGCTAATGATTTAGCTCTTGTATATGCATTGACTACTTCTACATTTTTATTTATGCCATTTCCTAATAGTGGCAGTTCTCCAGTAGCTGCTTCTGGTGGTTTGGAAGATGCTGGAGGAAATACTGTAGGAATTGAAAATCACGTAACAACAGCTGGTAATTTTACAGTAACTGATGGAAAAAATTTAGTGACTGGTGGACCATTTACAATTGCTAGTGGTCATACAGTAACTGTAAATGCTGACGAAACATGGACGGTAGTATAATATGAGCACATTATCAAACACAGACTTAACAGTAACAGACGTAAATTGTACTAACCTCAAAGATGCAAGTGGAAATAATGGTAATACTCCAGCTGCAATAAATAGTGGATTAGTTAAGGCTTGGGTTAATATGGATGGTTCTGGAACAGCACATATAGATACAAGTTTTAATATGACGAGCATTACAGATAATGGAACAGGTGTTTATACACTAACAATCGCAACAGATTTTGGTTCAGCAGATTGGGTTGCTGCTGGAATGTGCGGAACTGATAATACTACAACGCATTTTGTAGGCACAGGTAATGTTGCTCCTGCTGCTGGTACTCTTAAAATTATGACGGTAAACGATGGTGGTAACCCAATTGATTGTCCACATATCATGATAATGATGGTAGGAGATCAATAATGTCTACATTAAACGTAACTAATGCACAAATTACAACTCTCAAAGATGCGAGTGGTAATAATCCAACTACCCCTAGTGATTTAGTTAAGGGTAGAGCAAAAGCATGGATAAATTATGATATGAGTGGAACTGCTGGAATTACAGAATCATTTAATATTACAAGTATTACTGACAACGGCACAGGAGATTGCACAGTTACTATTGCGACTGATTTTGATGATGGTAATTATTGTTGCGTTTCTGCTTCTGGTAATAATCATGGTAGTGGTAATGATGGACATTTGGTAATTATTAATGATGATTCTGCTGTACCAACTACAACAGCAGTAAAATGTATAACTAAAAATGATGCTAACGCAGCAAGAGATACTGATAGAAATTATTTAGTTATGTTTGGAGACCAATAAAAGGAGTAAAAAATGGCAGATAAAGACAAAAGAATAGTATATCAAGGGGAAGATGGAATAGCTAAAGTTGTTGCTCCTGCACCTGAGTTTTTAGAAAACGGGGGAACATTAAATGATGTAATGAATAAATCTGTTCCTATTTCTGGAAAATCTACAGCAGATATAGTAGATAAAAGTGAAATTTTATCAGACCGTACTTTTCGCAATGCTTGGGAAACTTCAAAGGGTAAAAGTACTGAAGTTAATTTAAGTAAAGCAAAAGATATTGCTAAAGAAAAAGTAAGGGAAAAGAGAGTACCTAAGTTTGCAGAATTAGACGTTGCATATCAACGAGCTGATGAAGATGGTGATGCTGACGCTAAAAAAGCTGTAGCTGATAAAAAGAAAGTAGCTAGGGATGCAACTAAAAATACTAAAATAACTAATGCTGATTCCGTTGATAAACTTAAAGAAGGTATGGAAGATGTAATTAAAGAAGTAAATGACCTATGAGCAAATTAAGTAATACAAGTTTATTTTTAGTAGAAGGTGCAGACGCTTCTGCTGATGTTGCTGGTTCTGGACAATTATGGGTAGATACTGCAACTCCAAATCGATTTATGTTTACGGACGATGCTGGAACTGATTTTGGAGTAAGTCCAACTTTTATATCATCAGAACAAACAGTAGCTGCAGATACAGGACTTAATGTATCTCATGGATTAGGAGCAAAACCCCATCACTTTACAGTGTCAGCAATATGTAAAACAGCTGATGCAAATTATTCTATTGGTGATGAAATACAAGTGTGGGCTGCAATGCATGATGCTGGAGATGCTGGTATAATGGCTTGCTGTGATACTACTAATGTTACCATTGTGACAGGTAATGTAATTAAATTAGTTAATAAAACAGGATTTGATGCAAGTGATATGGATGTTAGTGATTGGAGATGGATAGTGAGGGCGTGGCTATGACAAAGTTTTGGGTAGATGATAAAGGTAAATTAGTTCAAGCAACAGACGATTCTCAAGATTTATCTGCAGAATATACAGATACTGGTATCGCTCCTGTAAGTGGAAAACAAGTATGGGATGGAAGTAAATGGACTGACCCTAATAAAGTTTTAATAGATCAAAAAAGACGTAGTGAATATCCAAGTATAGTAGACCAATTAGATGATATTTATCACAATGGTGTTGATGAGTGGAAAAAAACAATTAAAGCTATAAAAGATAAGTATCCCAAATGACAACTGTACCTTGGTATGCTTACCTACTAATTTTATTTTTACCACTATTAATAAACACTGTAGTTAGTATTTACATACAATTAGTATTAAAACGTATTAATAGACAAGAAAATAATCCTCCTTGGACATATAAGAAAAGTTTATTAAATGCGTTAGTTATTGGTGCACCTATGGGCGCACTAACACAAATGTTGTTGCAAGAAGCTTTATCTCCGTATGTATATTTATCGGAAGCTAGTCAATGGAACTTAGTAATATTTGCAGCAGTATTTAGTCCATGGCTTATTATGTCTGGGTATAGTGCTGCTTTATGGTATACAAAAAGAAAGGGACACACTATGTTGTATGAGTATTTAAGAATACGTCATAAAGAAATAGATTATCCTGATGAGGATAGCGATTTTACAATAAAACATTACCACAACTCATCATTAAACGGAAATGATATAAAGGAAGAATAATGTCTAATAATACTGGAAATAACAAATCATATAGTAAAAAGGTAATATTTATAGCTCCTCGTGATCCAAAGACTGGTAAGCTAAAAGAATTTAAATATAAAGAACCAGAAATACATTGGGCTGGTAAAATAAAAGATGGTAAGTGGGTTCCTAATAAACCACTTAAAAAACAAAAACCAAAACCATTTATATACCCTATGGATCCTAAAACTGGTAAGAGAAAGGAATTTACTCCTAAAGCTAAAAAAATGAAGGGTGGTAATTATTAATGGCTACAAGTGGATCAGTTGATTTTTCAATAACAAGAGATAATATAATTACGGAAGCTCTTCAGCTTGTGGGTGTTATTGGGGAAGGAGAAACTCCAAGTACTAATCAAAAAACTGATTGTGCTAGATCTCTTAATATGATGATTAAATTCTGGATGGCAGAAGGAATGAATTTGTTTGTCAATCAGGAAATTGTTATATTTCCAATTAAAGGACAAAGACAATATACGTTTGGTGGTTCTTCAGTAGATAAAATGGCTAAAGAATCTGAAGTTATTAATACTCAATTAAATGGCAGTATTTCATCAGGAGCAACTTCACTAACAGTAGACGATACTACTGGTATGGCTGTGGGAGATGTAATAGGTGTAGTAACAGATTCTGCAGGAATACATTTTAGTACTATCACTGCTGTAGGCTCTAGTACGACATTAACTATTGCTGATGCAATAGATGATGATGCGTCTGATAATGACAGAGTATATACTTTTACAAATGCATTTACTCAAAAGATTTTAAATGTTAACAATGCTTGGATTCGTACTACAGATGATACTGACATACCTATTGATGTTATATCAAGACAAGAGTATGTTGATTTAAGTAAGAAAAGCGAAAGTGGAAGAATAAATCAATTATTTTTTGATCCTCAGGTAACTACAGCTAACATGAACGTGTGGCCTGTACCTGATGATTCATATACAAATGACAGAATACATTTATACGTTACTAGAGTGTACGAAGACTTTGATGGTGTAGTTAATGAGAGTGAACCTGATTTTCCACAAGAATGGTATTTACCATTATGCTGGGGATTAGCAGTTTTTATAGCTCCTAAATATGGAGTAAGTGATACAAGATTAGCGGAACTGGTACAAATATCATCATCATTAAAACAACAATGCGATGCTTGGTCAAGTGAAAAAGAATCTTTATTTTTATTACCAGCAGACAGACAAGGAACATATAGGAGATAATTGCCATGGCAATGGACGTATTGAGGGTTCCTTTGTATGCATTACCTAATCAAAGACAATTTAGTACAACAGAGGATCAATGGTTTAAAAATTGTTTTCCTGAACAAATTGCAAGCGCAAAAGCTGCTGATGAGCCTTTAACATATGTAGTTAAACGACCTGGGTTTTCAGACTCTCAAACTACAGCTACAGCTGCTGGTAGAGCTTTATATGCTTGGCCAGATGGAGATGCTATTTATGCTGTTGTTGGAAACAAAATATATAAAGATGGCTCAGCATTGAGTGGTACGTTAGACGATGCTACAGGTAGAGTAGATGTAACTGAAATTAGAGGTGGTACTCCAAGGTTAGTATTTAGAGTAACTGATAAAATATGGACAGTTGCTGCAGATGGTACAATGACAAAAATGACTGACGCTGATATACCAACTGGGCTAACACCAGGTATAGTTAACTTAGATGGATTTATATTTGTTATGAAAGGATCTACTGGTGAAATATTTCACACTGCTGTAAATGATCCATCAGATTGGACTGCAACTCATAAAATTACTTGTCAGTTAGAGCCTGATCAAGGAGTAGCATTAGCTAGACATTTAAATTATATAGTAGCATTTAACGAATGGTCAACTGAGTTTTTCTTTAATGCTGGTAATGCATCGGGTTCTGTATTAGATCCAGTAGAAGGTATAGCTATACGATATGGGTGTGCTAATGGTAATACAGTTTGGTCAGGAGAAAATACAATTGTTTGGTTGGCTCAAGGTCGTTCAGGTGGTAAATCTATTATGATGTTTGCTGGTAATGAATTAAAAACATTAAGTACTAAGCCCATAGAACGATTACTTGATGAAGAAGCTAATGGCGGTGGTAATGGAATAGCAGATGCATACGCATATGGTATGCGAATAGGTGGCCATCAATTTTATATATTAACTCTTAAAAATACAGCTAAAACTTTAGTATGTGATTTAAGAGATGGAACTTGGCATGAATGGTCATCTTTTGACGGAAGTACTGAAACTTATTTTACTGGTATCGATTATTGTAATCATGATGACCAGCATTTTATTTTAGACGAAGATAATGGAAAAGTATATAGAATGGATCTTGATATACATCAAGATTCAACAAATGATATTAAAGTAGAAATATTAACTAATAGGTATGATTTTTTAACAACAAGACCTAAATTTTTATATAGACTTGGAATTGTTGGAGATATACAAGGGTCATCATCTACTTTAACTATTGATTGGTCAGACGATGATTATAATACATATAAAACATCTCGTACTGTAGATATGGCAAATCCTCTTCCAAGGTTAGTATCTTTAGGAAGATTTCATAGAAGAGCATTTAGAATAGTTCATACTGCAAATACTCCACTTAGATTAGAAGCTTTAGAAGTAGGTTTAGACTTAGGTAAATATTCTGAAGGTAATAATTAATGGCTTTAGGACCTCCTCCATTACATACGCCTTTAACTTCTCCTTTATGGAAAAGATATTTTGAAAGATTAAGTCAACAATTAGGTGGAACTGCTGCAGGTGGTGTTGGTTATTTTAGTGGATTAAATTTTACTGGTTCTAATATTACGTCTATATTAACTCGTAATCATAATGATACACAGAATACCCAAGGGGGAAGTAGTGGAGAAAAATATCATTTAACTGCAGCGCAACATACTGGCGTTACAGCAGGTGGAAATTTTGTTAAATCAGTTACTAACTCTATAACTGCTGGAAGTACTCAAACTCAAGCTGGAGCAACAGCTTTAACTGCAGATATAAATAGAGTAACTACAGTAGGTAGTGATGGAGATGGAGTTAAGTTACCAACAGCAGCAGCTGGATTAGAAATTTTAATTATAAATGATGACGCAGGTCAGGATATAAAAATATGGCCTAACACAGACGATGCCATAGATGGCGGCTCAGCAAACGCAGTAGACTCTAATGTACTGGGTGAAGGAGCTTCAAGAAGATATGTTGCTGTAGATGCTACAAATTGGTTTACAGCATAGGGGAATTTAAAACAATTAGAGGAGAATAGATATGGACTTATGGGTAAAGAACTTACTCCGTAAGAAATTAGATTTAGAAAAATTTCAAAGACCAAGTGTTACAATGGATCAAGCATTACAAATTTTAGAACAAAGTAGAAAGAGCAAAGAATTAATTATAGTAGGAAGTGAAAAAAATCAAATTATTGTACTATTAAGACCTACTAGTCCTTGGACTGCTGAAATAGATGTTATAGCAGATTGCAAAGGAATGTTTAAATTATACAAACAATTAAAAAAAATGGAAAAGTGGTTTTGGAATACTTACCCTCAAGTTCATAGAATAGAAATGATAACTACTAATGAAAAAATAGTTTCATTTGCTGAACGATTTGGATGTAAGCAAGAGGGAGTTAAAAAAGAATCTTACGTAGATTATACAGATACTATGGATTATAAAAACGAATATATATTTGGATTATTAAACCCAAATCATTAATGGAGAATTAACATGGGTAGTGTGGTTAAAAAAATAGCACCTATAGCTCTGCCAATTGCTGGTATTTATTTTGCTCCAGCGTTAGGGATGACGGCAGCAATGGGAGGCGCTCTTGGAGGAGCGATAGGAGGCGTTGCTGCTGGTGGAGGCTTAAAGGGAGCCTTACTAGGAGGTCTAACTGGATTTGCTGGTGGTAAATTGGCTTCTGGATTTGGTCTTGCTGGAATGGGCGGAGGAAGTGGCGCATTACAAGCTGGAGGAGCCAGAGCTGGATTAATGGGAATGCACGGCACAGGAACAGCAACTAATGCTATGCTTGCCGCAGGAACAGCCCCTGGACAGTTAGCAGCTAAGGCCGCTACATTTGCTAGTTCAGATAACGTTGTATCTGCAATGGGAACAAAAGCATTTTCTGGTGGAGGATATACATCAGTAGGAACACCGCTAGAAAAAACAAAGAGTGGATTATTTAGTAAGCTTTTTGGTTCTAAACAACAATCTACTGTGAGTCAACATGGCGGATTAACAGATGCTGGTTTTGGTGGTTTTAATAAAGAAAAAGTTGAAGAACTTGTTGGAGCTGGATTTTCTGCGTATGAAGGAGATATAAGGCAAGGACAAATAGATGCTTTACAAGAAAACTTAGGACAATATAGAAGTGAGTATTCTGATTATTATGCATCCGAAGCTAAAAAACATGAAGAAAAATTAGCTCGTGGAGAATTACCAGATACTTATAAATCTGCTCTTGAAAGAGAAAAAGATAGGTTAACAAGATTGATGATTGCTCAAGGACATAATCCAGCTGAAGCTGGAAGAGGTGCTGAAGAAGTTGTACGAGGTACAATGGATCTTGAACAACAATTTATTAATCAAGAAAGACAATATTGGAGAGCTGTATCTGGAGGTGCTGATACAATGACTGCAAGAATAGCTGCGCTTCAACAAGAACAAGCTCAACAATTACGTCCTAGAGAAGCTGGATTAGGTGAATTAGGAACATCTCTTGCTGGAACTATTCTTGGAAATAAACCAAACACTTCTAATACACCATCAATTAATGTTAATTTAGGCACCATAACTTAGTAGGGGATATATAATGGCAACAGAAACTGTAGGAACACATTTAGCTGGTTTACGAGAAACAAGAGCAAGATCAGGATATTATGAATCTGCCACTCAAGAACGCCAAGCTATGCTTCCTGGAAAATTAAAAAAACAAGAAATAGATATTGACACAGCCAGACTCTTATATGGTGAAATGGAAAAAGATGCTGTATTATCTGGTATATTAAGAGAAATTGATGTTGACAATGCTGAGGCTTTAAGAACCTGGACTAATGAACAAGGACCAGCTGAATTGGTTGGTAGAGTTGCATTAAAACAATCTGTTGAAGAGATGGATGGAGAAGTAAAACTAGCTATGTCAAAATCTGAATTAATCAGAAACCAATTAAGCGCATTAATTCCTTCTATGAAAAATCATTTTTTAAGTATGAGTGATCCAGACTATAATAGTGAAATGGGACAAGCTCAAATAGAATCTATGTTTCAAAATGCAATGACTGAATTTGAAAGGTTAAATATAGCAGAAAGAAATCCAGAATCTGGATTACTTGAATTTCCTGGATTACCACAAGGAGCATTTCAAGGAGAAAAATTAAAACCTGAGGATATTCCACAAATACAATTTGTGCATGACGCTGCTATGTCTATGTCTACAAATGGTCAAAAATTGCTAATAGAACAAGCAAAAAATCAACCTACTCAAGCAGATTTTACTAAACAAGCATCTGGTGAATTTAAATTACTTGATCAATTAAAAAGCGAAATTCAGACAAGAATTATGCCAGGATTTACAGCTGCATATGAGGAAAATACTGAGAAAGGTGGCATGAGAGATAAACAAGGATGGGGTACCGCGAATGAAATTAAAAAGACGGCATTAGCCCAAATGGTACAACAAGTGCTTCCTGCTTTTCAAGGAGATCCGCAAGGTGCTGTTGATGCTGTTTCTAGACTAGCGCGTGAAAATATGACTACTTACGAAGGAAGTCATGATCCTTGGGGTCCTGCTAATCATCCATATAATACATATGTACCTACAGAAGGATCAGGTTGGAAAAACAGAGAAGAGTATATTAATCAATTAGAAACATTTGTAAAACAACAAATAGATGCTGGGTATGGTGCTCAATCATCTGCAGATAGATTTTTGGAAGCTAATTTACCTGATTTATTTACTAACATGGTAACTCAATAAGGTGGCTTATCAAAGCCCAGTTAGAATACCTGGCAGTATAGAAGAATCTAAAAGTTTTACAAGTCCTATCAGAATACCAGGTGGCGGACCATCCGCAGAAGGGATTGGTGGATACACTGGTCCTGAAGGTGGTCGCACGCCTTTAAATATAGTGGGAGCTATGCCAGGTACTCTTGAAGGAGTAATTAAAACTGGTTTTCACTTTGCAATAGCTACTCCTTATGCTACAGCTAAAGCAGGTCTTAGTTCTCTTATAAACTTTGAACTTGATAGATTCCCTGATGTTTTTTATAACACTCTTCGTAACGCAGAAGATTTTAGTATACTTGGATTAAAACCTTTTGGAGTTCAAACAGAAGCTGGAGAAAGATTTCAATACAAATTCCACGAATGGATTTCTCCAATAATAAATCATTTTGATAATCAAGCAGAACGTGCTTTTGCTGCTACAAATAATCCAGCGGTAGCTGCTGGTATACGAACAGTTGGAGAACTAGTTGGATTACTTGTGCCAATTTTTGGTATTAAAGGTGCAGTAAGTTTAAGTAAAACAGTAGCACACAAAATTCCCGCCAAACCAATTAACATTCCAGGAACTGAAATAGGTCTTCCACTAGGAAAGGGTTATTATGAAAATCCTAAAAATCTAGTTACTTTTAAAGAATTTTCTAATGAATACGCAAAAAGTCTTCCTGCAGGAGAAAGATATAATGAGCAAACTGCTAAAGATATGTATGCAGAATTTAATAGAAAAACAAGAGAGGGAGAAAAGGATGCGGAACCTGTTATAGAACAAAATGTAGAAATAGTGAAAGAAGAAGCTGCTCGAGAAATAAGATCTAATGTTGAAGAAACTATGGATCCTGGAACATTTTTGTCTTCATTTGACCAACTTATAAATCCTAGAACTAATAAACCATACAGTGATTCTGTAATAAAAAAGAAATTTGGTAAGTTTGTAGATATGTTTCCTATGTTATATCATGAACCAGGAAAAGTAAAAAAACCTGTTGCCAAAGAATATAGGTTTAAAACTGCCAGAACTTATCAAGAAATGATTGAAAAAAATCAAGCTATCAAAGATATGAATAGAATTATAGCGCAAAGAAAAAGGGAAGGAAGAACTTTAGACCCAGCAATCACGCAAGAGACAGCTATTAAAATACTTGAATCAGGAAAGAAAGCTGTCTATTCTGAAAATTCTAAAAAAATATATTCTGATACTATAAAGGGTATCGGGGAAGCTGAGGCAAAAGCTATAGGTAAAGGAGAAACTGAATACATTCATGGCATTAGTACCAAAGGAGTTATTAGCAAAGGTACTAAGTTTTTTTCTGATTATGAAGTTTATCAATTAATGGAAAAAGCTCAAACTAATAAAATACCATTAGAAAGTGAGTTTGCAAAAAGATTAAAAATTGAAAAAAGTATACTCAAAGAACCTGATCTTGCTCCTGAGTCTATTAAAGAAATGGTATCTGGTAGATATGAAAAAAGAGCACAAGAGTTAGATATTGCTAAAGATATTGCTAAAGGCCCTAAAGAAGTAAAAACTTTATCTCCAAAAGAACTTGAAGGAACTCCTGCTGAAAAAGCTATATTTGATTTTACACAAAGAATGTGGGAAAAAGAAGGCGGATGGAGAGGTAAAGCAAAAGCATTGGGAGGAAAGATAGGTCCTGACAATGGTGGTGATTTACTGGCAAGTATAGCTCATGAAGCTGGACCTAGAGCTACACCTATAAAATATAGGGGTATGTCTAGAAAAAATCAATCAAAACTTTCAATGATATTAGATGCTACTATGTCTAAATCAATGTCTTTGTTAGCGGATTGGAGGCAGGTTTCTCCTACATTTGCTAAAATTTTAGACAGTATAGCCCCACCTGATATTCATTTAACTCTTTATGATACAAAGGGTGCTGCACGTAGACCAAGAAGTGCCGAGTCTTTTCATCAAGAAAAAGCAACTAAAAGTGGAGACTTTATAACTGGTACTAAAGAGGGTCAGGGATTTGATGGATTAAATACAATATTTTATGATCTTAAACCTACGTGGTTTCCTGGTGTACAACAATTAATTAAACATCGTGGAAAAATAGTATCTAATGAAAATAATTTAAAAATGATTGGTGCTATTAGAGGTAATAGACCAATGCCTTCTGGTGTATTGGGAGAAAAAACAAAAGCACTACAAGTTCTTATTAAAAAAGTAGATGAATATATAAAAGGAGTATTTCCTGATCACGAAACTATTGGAAATTATTTTCCACAATCTTGGAATCAACCATATATAAGAAAAAATATGGATCAATGGACTAGGGACTTAGTTTCCTTTTTAGAAACTGAAAAAGTACAAAAAGAACTTACGGATAAATTTGGAAAAATTAAGGATGTTCTAGAGCTTGCTGATGAAGTAACTATGAATATTCTTGGAGAAGGTAAGGCTCTTGGCAGTAATAGAGTAGATGCTGTAATGAGAGAATTAAAAAATATGGCTAATAAAGATACGACGGAAATAAAAGCTTTATCTAAAAGAGCCAGTGGTGTTGATCATAGTAGAATATTAAAAGATGTACCATTAGATATATTTGAAAAATATATGAAAAATGATGCTTATGAAGGACTGCAGTTTTATATAGAAGAGACGGTTTCTCGTGTAGAATGGGCAAGACGTTTTGGTGAAAATAATGAATTGCTATATAAAGGACTAATTGATGGTATAAAAGAAGCCAATGCTAAAGGAGTAGATATAGAAGCATTTAGAGTTGAGCGTGCTCTAAGACTTGCAGAAGCTATGCAAGGCGTATATAAAATGGGTGGTAATAGAACATGGGTAAACTTTCAAAGATGGTGGACAAATATTTTAAATGCTGTTTTATTACCATTAGCAACAGTAGCGTCTTTACCTGAAGCAGCGCTTCCCTTGTATAATGGTGGAATAAGAGCATATGCTAAAGCACTTCCTAAGGAAGTGTTCGGAACAGCTACCTTAATGGTTGGAAAAGCCATAAAAAAAGATTTTAAGTTGTTTGGTACAGACAAAACACGATCTATGATTATAGCTGAACAAATAAGAAAAGCTGGCGATGTAGCAACTATGGAAAGATTAAACGCCTTATTCCAAGGGGATTCTAGTATGCTTGGTAATGTAGTGTTTCGTGCTAATCTTCTTCATTACTGGACTAAGTGGATGAATCATTTAGCAGTAGGAACATATGATGCTATGGTACAAAACTATTTTAAGGCTAAATCAACTGGAAAGAAAACTGGAATGTTTAAAGGCGAAGAAGTTCGTATGGAAAGGTTAATGGAATATCATGGTTTGCCTGCAGCAGAAGGAATAGCTTGGGCTAGACGTGGTTCAAAAATTGAAGGAGATTCTGGATATACAAAAGCTGACAGAGCATTTTTTGAAAAATTGAAAAGAGGCGCTCATATGTTTGCTGAAGAGTCGGTACTAACTCCTAATCCATCTATATTACCTTTGTGGCATTCAAATCCTAATCTTGCTTGGCTAAGACATCTTAAAACATTTCCAACCTTGATTGGTAATAAGGTTATAGCTAAATGGGGAAGGGATGTGTACAAAGGATTTAGAGATCAAAATATGCCAGTGTCTGGGGGAAGAGCAGGAATGTATGCTATAGGTACTGGAATGACTTTGCTTCTCATTGCTGATTTTTCTAATCAAATAACAGACTATTTGAGATATGGAGAAGAAGGAAATCCGTTATATAAACAAAAATATAAAAATATGAGTGAAATACAAATGAGACTTATTAGAGCTGTTGAAAGAGCTGGTTTATTTGGTATGGGAAATTTTGTATTTGACTCCATGTTTCATTCATATACAAGTGCCTTTGGAGTATTTATGGGACCAACTTTTACTAAAGGGGATGCTATTTTTAAAGCCTTAGGTGAAGGTATATTTAAACATAATGGAAATGGATTAGCTAGAGAATTTGTAAAAATGACTCCTATTTTAAATGTTAATAAACCAATACGGGATGAGGCCATTAGAACTTTGCAAGATTTTATAAGAGACAATACATTTATGGATGAAGGAAAAGCTGGATGGAGGGGTATGCCAAAATGATTTATAAATATCCTGATCCTGTGATTAAAGCAATAGATTTTGTTTTGTATAGTTGTTCGGGATGGGCATGTGTAGCTGCGTATATAGACCATCATTCAACTTTATTTGCTTTAGGAATAGCTTTTTGTTCTTTAATTGTTAGTATTTATTTTAAACATAAAACGTATAGATTAGAAGAAAAAAAATTAGAGGTAGAACATGGAACTAAAATTAAAGAGAGTAGCTGATAACGAAGATGCTACATTTGGTGTATTAATAAATGGAGATATACCATTTGCTGTAACTCTTGAACCAGCTTGGGAAGATAACAAAAAAGGTATTAGTTGTATTCCTACTGGTCCATACCGTTGCAAAAGAATTAAGTCTCCTAAGTTTGGAGATACATTTGAAATATTAGATGTGTTAGAAAGAACACACATTTTGTTTCACAAAGGGAATAGTGAACGTAACACACAGGGATGTGTACTTATTGCTGAAGAATTTGGTAAGCTAAATGGTAAGGCTGCAGTGCTTGCCAGCGGTAAAGGGTTTGCTGAGTTTATGTCTATTTTAAAAGAAGTAAACGAGTTTGATTTAATTATAGAGGATGACCATCAATGTTGCAAGCACTAATAGGACCAGTAGCCTCAATACTGGATAAATTTATACCTGACGCTGATACTAAACAAAAGTTAGCTCATGAAATAGCAACCTTAGCTGAGCGGCAAGCTCATGAAGTTGCATTAGCTCAAATAGAAGTAAATAAAGAAGAAGCAAAAGGTAATTGGTTTCAAGCTGGCTGGCGTCCTGCATGTGCTTGGGTATGTGTAGCTGGATTTACAGTTAATTTTTTAGTAAGTCCATTAGCGGAGCCTTTTGGAGTGATAGTACCACAAGCTGATATAAGTACAATGATGCCTGTGTTATTAGGTATGCTTGGATTGGCTGGTGCTAGAAGTTTTGAACGTGTTAAAAAAGTTGGTAAAAACTAAAGGAGTATAAAATGAAATTTGATAAACTACAGTGGATGCTTATTAAAGATACTATAATGGATGTGGTAGAATCATTGCCTAACATTATCTGGTATGCTGGATGGTTTTTTATTGGATTTGTAATCGGTTCTTGGTAAAATGTCTAACGGTAGAAAATCTAGATTAGAATCATTATTAACTAAGGAGTTAGACAGGCCTACTCATGAGAGAATGCTTGAATCTCCCTATTCTGATCAAGAAATAAGAGCTGTTAAGAATCCTACTATTTATAGTATTGGAGAGACCATCGATAAAAATCCTATAACTGGATTTCTTGGTAGTGGTCTTTCTGATTACTTAAAAACGGTAGGTAAGGGCGGACGAGCAGGTCTTGGTAAATCTATTATGGCAGCATTAGATGTTGCTGGAGGTGCTCCTAAAGTTGGGGGAGCTGCTGTAGGAATTGTAAAAAGTAAAATACCTATGTTTAAGTCACAGGTAAAAGTAAGGCATTTACCAAAATCTAAACAATATGAAGAAGCATCAAAAAATTTAAGGTCATATATAACAAATGAAGGTATCCATCCATACCCAGATCTTATAGAGCCTTTATTAAAAAATAAATCTACAGCCGAAGTAAGAAAGTTTCAAAAATTTTTTACTAAAAAGTATGTAAATCCCTTTGACAAAGCTGTAGCAAAAGAAGCAAATCTTAATACAGGGCTTGCTGGTGTAAATAATAAAATACTTGAAATGGAAGAGGCATACAAATTAGATATAATAAATAAAGTAAAACCAAAGGAAGGATTCGGACATTTAAAAATAAAAGATTTTGAACAATATAGTGCTCATCAAGAAAGATTTTTAAAAACAAATCCTAAATATAAAAAATTACAAAAAGAAAAATCACGATTACAACGTTTAATAAAAAAAGAACAAGCTAATATTCAAAAACTAGATAATGAAATATCTGAATATCTTATAGATAAAGCAACAGATGATTTTTTTACCTTAAAAGTACAGAATAAAATACAAGGACCCACTCGAAGTAGTTGGGCGCGTGACTATAGTGAGTATGGAGGATATGATATTTTAGATTATTTTAAAGGTAATTTTACTAGATTCACAAGACCTTCGGCTGGATATTTAAAAGTTAGACGGGGTAAGGGGTCACTTAAGACGGATCCTGCCAGGAAGTACATTAAACCAGGTGAAGAATGAAAGAAAGAAAATTTAAAAAATATCCACTGGTAGTGGAAGATTAAACATTAACGATATATTGTCATTGAATTGAGATTTATTTTATTTATATTATTTATTATAATAATGACCACATCAACTACACCTAAAAATACTCTTATAGATAGATTCAAAGATCTTTTATGGAGAGAATCTGGATGGTATCGTGAATTTTTTGCAGACCAGAAAGAAAAACCTGAAGGTATTATAGAACCAGAAGATACTTTATCTACAGATAGACTTAAGCTAGAAGATGAAATAGGTCCAAAAGTTAATGAAGTAACACAAGGATATATCGATACTATAAATAAGATACCTAGAGATGCTGAACCTTTTAATATGGATAGAGTAGCTAGAATTGAAGGAGGTCCTTTAGTTTGGAATAGTCCTAATCCTTTAACTTATGAAAATCCTGAGTCGGGAGCGATAGGAGTTTACCAAATAAAACCGTGGCTTCATACTGATATAGGTACTTTAAGGTGGCATGGTGCAACGCCTCTTGCAGGTAAACAAGATTACGATTCGCCTGGAAAACAACGAGGACATGCTAATAGATATTTAACATCTTTATTAGGAAGATACGAAGACAGATTTTCGGGGACAGATACAAGAAAATATAGAGATAAGAATGGTAATCCTGTATTTGGTAAAGATGCTCAAGGACGTTGGGACAACCCTGATCCTAAGTTAGCATCTGTATATATTCCTAGACATAATGTTAAAGGAGCGCGTGCAACAGCATTAGCATCATATAATTTAGGTGTTACCAGTATGGATTATATGTTAGATAACAATAGAAAACTAACTGGCAAACCTTTTCAATATAAATATGACGGAAAAATTATAAAAGTAACAGAGGAAAAACTAAAAGAAGTTCAATATTATTTAGGTAAATATGTAGCTGAAGGAGAGTTAACTAAACAAGAAGTTTTAGATGCTTTTCCAGAAATGAAACATCGTATAGATGAACATGTATCTACTTGGCATGGACATAATTTAAAAAGGACAAGACGTTAATGGATATAATAACACCAAGTCAAACATATGATATTTTTGATAGGTATGCGCAGACTCTACCAGAGTTTGAGCACACTATTCTTTCTCCTGAGCAAGAGAAGAGGTTTCAAAAAGAGTTTACTACGTCCCCTTGGTATAAAGATTTTGTTAAAAGTAATAAAGAAGATCCATTAGCTAATCCTGACTATGATTATAGAGGTGCTTGGTTAGGTGGTAAAGATATATTGGATATTAACAAAACACTTTCAGAGCATGGTCATGAAGCTCATGGAAAATCAAGGACCGCAGAGGGAAAGTGGTTAAAAAATCCTAGAACTCATGGTACATCTTGGAAAGAATTTTTTATGAATGAAACTGGAATAAATCCAGATGAGGCTGGATTAAGTAGAGAAGAAGCGGCAATACAATTTGAATCTGCTATACGTAGGCGTTAAAAAGATTTTCTAAGAATTTTAGCTGCTTTTACTGTGCCTTTAAGTATTTCTGAGTTACCACCTTGCCCATTGTCATTGGTCAATGTATTCATTACATGATATCTTAGCTTGTCTTCTTTTACTAACCACCCAACAGTCTTAGCAAGTATTGGTTCTTCTTCAAGATCCTTCATCTCTACCCAACCACCTTCGCCAGCATGGTCATACCATTCAATTACAACTAAAGGATATTTTTTAAATTTTCTTTGCTTTGTCATAGGTTGTTATACACTCCATTCATCATAAGTATAAATAGTAAAACTTGTAATCCAATTAAATAGTAAGCTTTCTTTAAGAAACCCCACCAAGCCCATATTATATCACTAAATCCATTTATTAAGAATCCTTGTATATAGTACCCCTCTGAAATAAGAAACACGCCAACAACAGTAGTAATAGTTCCAATTACTTCATAAAATTTTTCCCACTTGTGTATGCTTTTAATTATATAACTATTCACTGCTATTCTCCAACTCATTCTTAATTAATATATTTAAGTATTCTTGAGCTTTATGTAAATCTTCTAACCCGCCTTTATATCTCCATCTCATTACGTATTTTATTACATTACCTTCAGCGTAAGGTATTTCATTTTCCATAATAAAATGTACAGGCTCAATCTTCCATCTAGCATAATGCTTAGGGTCTTTTATGTTATCAGGATTCATATTAATCGGTCTCCCAATCAAAATTAAATTGACAATCTACTGGAAGAGGATGCTCTTGGTCAAGAAAACACCATTCACCAGTAGGGTTATATAGTTTTTCTATTGGCCAATCTTCAGCATGTTTTTCATCTTGTAAAGATAATGTTGCATCTATTATTCCAGTAAGTATAACTAATATTACAAGTAATAATATTATGATTAAATCTTTCATTTTTTCTTAGTCATCCTCATTGAGTTAAATATTCTTTTTAAAATTTCTAAGTATATCCTCTTGCATGGACTAAAGTTCACAGGCGTTACCAGTACAGGCTAACTGTTGTGAGCTACTTGTGTTGTCATCTTCTTCAACAAGAAAAGACCAATCAGCTTTAGGAGTTTTACTTATAGCTTCTTCATATTCTTCTTTTGTACAATCAGTGTATGGAGCTTGTTTGTATGTACCACCATCGTAAGGTAAGAAAGATATACCACTTACTATATCAAAGTGATCATATACCCAAGCACCTACTTCCATCCATTCATGCTCTCTTACGTAGACAGTAATAGATGGCTTATGTTCACACCAATTTTCTTGGTAAATAAGCCAATGTTCTAATTGTTCTATAGCTGTTTTTTCATTTCTAGTAACAGCTCCTTTAGGGCTTTTACATCCGAAAGAAAAAATGGTTGTAGAATTTTCTTTACCAAAAGCTGGCTCATTAGGAAATCCAAACTCTTTCATAAAAGTAGTTAGTGGGTCTTTGTTGTCTTGGCGCACCGTTCGTATATAGTAATCATTATGACGAGGGTGTATCCCACTAGCAGTATCAGTAAGCTGACTAACAGTACCGCTAGGCTTGACGCAAGTGATTGCACTGCTATTATTAATTCCGAGCTTATTAGCCCAAGTCTCATTCGTATCGACTGCCACATTTTTCATCTCCTTCAGCCATTTTTTAGTTGTGTCTTTGCATGTACTAAGAGTGTTATGATCCATTATACCAGTTAATGATACTCCTAGTAGTGCTTCTTCTTCCGTATTCTTTTTCCAAGATGACCTCAAGTATCTAAAGTCAGTTAGTGTAGCTTGCATTGTACCTACAATAGTTGCAATTTCTACTTTCTTTTTAAGATCTTTAAGAGTATCTTTTGGTCTTATAATAACCTCAGATAAGTTACAAAATTGATTAGGTCTTAATACAATTTCAGAACATGGGTTAGTACCAAACTCCCATTCAATATCTCTACGCTCAGGAGAAAACTTTTTAGCTGCAGTTCTATTAAATATACCACGTTCCCCAGAATGGCTCATGTACAATGCTTGCCATTCAGACATAAATTGAGCCATATCGGGAGTCTCAGTGTAACAGGCAGAGTTATTAGCTAACGCCCTGTGTCCATGCAACTCCCACCAGTTACCAGACTTAGCTATTCTCATTCTGTCATCACTGAGATTAGATAAGGATATCAATGCTGATCTCCTTACTCCCCCGACCACGACTATATCACCAACCTTACAGCAAATATCATGACACTCAATACTAGTTAATTTTCTACCTTTAGAATTTATAAAAGTGTTTACTGTAAACTTAAACAAATCTTCTAATGGCTCAGGCCCCGAGGAACGCCCTCCAAAGGTCCTTAATCTTGCTCCAGCGGGACGAACTTTTGAAACGTCCCACGAGGGTATCCTGCCTGAATAAAGCAGGGATATAAGCTCTCTGTAAGCGCTAGCCCATCCCATTTTTGAATCAGTTACGTGTATTACAGTATTAGTATCATGAAATTCTTCAGATACTTGTGGTAATTGATTGATAAACTGTCTTTCTACACTAAATCCTACTCCAGTACCACACATTAAGACATACATTATCTCATCGAATGCTCTTTGATTATCTATGGGAAGATAACTACAATTAAATCCAGCTACATTATCCCTATCTAAGGCTTTACCAGCAGTCATTAAACATCTCATAGAAGGCATAACTTCTAAATTTAGTATAGCTTTTTTTACTTCAGATAAATCAAATTCATTATCAAATCTATTAGTAAAAAAATTCACGTATCTATCTACGGTTTCTTCCCATGTTTCTCTGCGTTTGTTGTCAGGTAAATATCTTGCATATCTGCTTAAATGTATAAATTGTTGGTATTCAGTCGGTAATAGGTTCATATTTTCTTAATTCCTTTGGTAAATATTTTAAAAATTCTTTTCTCTCATCTTTTGGAACATTATTGTTTAGCCACATACTAGCTACAATTGGTCCAGATTCTTTATTTATCTGTGCAAAAACTCGTGCTCTTCTTCTATGTATAAACGTAGTGTCGACATTTTCCATTATAAGTAGTCCTCTTTAACTCTATCTATAGAGTGCTGAGTTATGTCAATAGTTCCATGACCTGTGTGAGTTAGCATAACTAATCCTGCCCACCAATCGCAAGTAGCTTCATTACCTTCCATGTACTCAGGCATATAATCAGCATACCATCCAACATTACAAGATTGTATTAATGGGGCTACAGTATCATCACCATTAATTCTTTTCATAGTATGAACACCAAATCTATGTGTGTGTCCAAATACTATTGAAGTATCGTGCGTTTCAGTAGCTCTCTTAGCAACATACTCCCCGCTTATGGGTTGATTAACTCTTCTATTCATAGGTGCGTGTGTAAACGCTGTGCCATCAATGTACACGTAATGTCTATATTCTACTATATCCCACTTGTCTTTACCAGCCCCAACAAAATCTGTTTCAGGTATAAACCCACTAAGTTCAGGCTTATCTAAAGTATATCTCCAAGTCCTAAGCTCGTGGTTTCCTAATAACCAATACCTGTTAGGATTATACTTTTTAGTCTTCCACCTAGCTTGTTTTTTCCATAAGTTACGTATAGGTTTCATTATCTTTTCATAAGCTTCTATGCCTGAGTCTATATCATCTTTTAATCTTTTGCCTTCCTTCATTAAAGGCTTGTTATTATCAAAAAAGTTTATAGAATCTAGGTTCATAAAGTCACCTATTTGAACTATATTGTCAGGTTTATTTTCAACAATGAAATTTCCAAGAGCTTCAAATCTGTCCTTATTATATTCAGGACCATCGTGAGCATCAGGAATCACCAGGGTCGTAGCATATTTCCTCATATTCATTTTCCTCATAGTTTAAGTTAAGTTCTCCACGTAGGTAGAGACTATTTATTATGTCAAAAGCCATGAGCACAGATATAACTGCGTGTTCCCCGCACTCATGACATTCCGCCATCTCGTTATCTAATCCTTTTTCAGACTGACTTCCACATCTGAAACAGTAATAGACTTCTTCCTCTCTTTTATCCATTCCTTTGGTACTTCCAAAAAGTTATATTTAAACTCATGTCGGTTGCACCAATCAGAATATCTTGTTTTAGATGTTTTGTGCAATTTATTGTCATATTTAAACACAAACCTAATATCTAAACTAGGTTGTTGCTCCTTTATTAATAAATGTTTTGCCCTGTCATAAGAAGTAAACCTTCCTTTGCCTTCAATTATAATTCCATTAGGTAAAATCCAATCAGGTTTATATGTATGAACTTTATAAAATGGTATTATAAGTTTTTCGTACCTTGCTCTAGTTCCTTTTAACTTCTTTGCAATTTCTTCTTCAAACTTTGACCTATATTTAATAGCCATTTTTTTACACCTGTCTGTCTTATGGTTTTTCTTAGTTGGCTTGCATACTTTAATTCTTCTATGTCTTTAACGTTGGTCTTACTAACTCCCCGCCAAAGGCGTTCTATGCCTGCTTTGTCTAAGGTGTCTTGAACATCATATTCTTTACGCTTGTGCATATAAGTATACCGCCATTATTATTAATGTTAAATATACTCCATTTACAAAAAGTCCACATAACATTTCATCTTTATTTTTTTTCATTTTTTAAGCTTCCTAATGTTATTAATCTTCTAGTTTCTTCCAGTATTTCATCCCAAGTCATTAAATATTCGTTACATTTTTCTATTCCTTTTGCTGTGGTACTAAAAAAATGTTCATACTCTTCTTTAACAGCTTGTTCATAATCCTCTACTGTTGCACACCATTCAAGGCATTTCTCAGCTCCTACTGGACCAAGCCCTGGTATGCCTTCTATGTTATCTGTGCGATCTCCAGTAAGTATTTGTATGTATTTACTATGAATTGCCTGCTCTACAGATACTTCATATAAGTGATCTTTAACCCAGTTGTAATGCCATCCTGCTAGCTGGTCTAAATCTTTATCTGTAGAAACAATACAAGTATTTTGCATAATTCCATCTTCTACTTGTAAATCTGCTAACATGTCATCAGCTTCGATGTCATCTAACTCTTCAGCATTCCATACATTTTTCATGTACTCTTTAATTTCTTCGTACCAATGTGGTTTATGTAAAGGATCTCTGTTACCTTTATAAACTTTAATGGTAGCGATGTCATCTCTAAAGTTAGTACTTCCACTAAGGAATACTTCCATTTCTACATCACCAAACCTGTTTGATAAAAATGATTTTATTTCTGTTAACACCGTCTTAACATTATTAAGAGCATTCTCAACAGGTTCAATTACTGTATCTACTTTGACATCGTATTCATCGGATTTTTCTCTACCATTTTCCTTCAACCAAGCAGTCATATCCTTTTTGTATTTAAATTTAGGTATATCCCCTTGGTATGTAGGTATAGATAAATTATATATCCTGCTCTGAGCGGCAAAGCCACATCTATATACTACAATGTCTCCATCTATTAAAGCTCTCATGCTAGTTAACTAAAATCTCTGATTCTTTTTCAGTTTGTTTATTTTTATCAGCAAATTTATTTCTCCATCTATCTAATGAATCTTGCATTTCGTATAACCCCTCATATCCTTGCACTAAAAAAGCTACTTCAGCTTCTACTACATCCGTTTCTTTATTAACTATAGCATAAACCAAATGCCCATTAGCTTTAGATGCTACAGATGACTGAACTACTAGTTTGTAATCTAAAGTTTCTTCTATGTATCTATTATTCATAAGATGCTTCTTCTCCTAAATCTTTATTTGTATCGTCAGTAGATGGAGCATCAAATGCTCCATCTCTAGCTTCGGTAGCTTCCTCATAAAATTTACGAGTGTAAGCGTCCACCGTACTGTCAATTATTTCTACTTTCTTTTTAGCATTTGCACCTAAAGTTAATGCTCCAGAAGTAATTAACAAATCTACCATTGAAATGGCTCTCTGAAGGCATGCTTCATATCTAATTTCTTTAGACCTTAGCTTGTCTTCTTCTTCTTTGTTAGACCAATATGAATCTCTAGTTACTGTAGCTCCAGCTGTAACCTTTACTTTAGGTGTTGCTTGCTGCTCTTTCATATTAGTATTCTCAGATGCATCAATTACTTCTACTGATTTTAAATCCATATTTTTATAGATTCCTTTTTCAGTATAGGCGAATTTAATGGTATTACCTTCCTTAAAAGGCAATTTACTTGCATCAAAACCAGCGCCATACCAAGCACCACTTATTGATGCCGATACTCCTCTGCCTGCTCTTATGGTCTCTACGACCCCTTCTGCTGTATTCATATTAAGACCCCCAATGAGTTCCAGTTTTAATTTCAGCTTTTAATGGTATGTTAAAATCAATTCCATATAATTTCTTCATGTATTTTACAGGAAAATCCTGTAAAGACTCAGACATCACATCCACAAATAAGTTCCGTTCATCTGGATGTACCTCACAAATAATAGAGTCATGTATAGTATTTGTGATAAATGACTCAGCATCTATGCTCTTAAAGCAATGCCAAGCATATACTAGTGCTGTTGGTACAATCTCAGCAGTAGCTAAATACTGCACAGGATAATTTCTAACTGATGTATTACCTTCAACGTAACCAGTATGTGTAACCTTCAACGAGGGGAAGTAAAACTTCATCCCCGTAGGAAGTGTTAATTCTTTATTAATTACAGCTTCATCTACCCATTTATCTTGCTCTCCAGAGATTCCCCTGTATTTTTCAGTAAACGTTTTGTAATAACGTCTCTCAGATGGTGTTCCGCTTGTTCCACCATAGAGTGGCTTAAAAGTATGCGCTTTTGCATTTTGTCTTGCAACTGCTCTGTCCCGTTCTCTTGGGTATATGATATCAGCTGTAAATGCATGAACGTCAAAATTTCCCTGTATGTCTCGAAGTCCTTGATTGTCCTGTCCATACCAGACAGCGACTCTGAACTCCAATTGTGCTTCATCAGCTTCACCCACCAACCAGCTTGGTTTTCTTGCTCTAAATAATCGTTTAAATCCTCGATCCACATTCTGGAATTGGCACTTGTATGTTTTTCCAGTACTGCTGTACCTGCCAGTAGTAGTAACTGTTTGGTTGATAGAGGCGTGGAGGATACCTTCTCCCTCCTGACAACATTCATTAAATTTCTCAAGAGATTTCGTAACTTGCGCATTTAATTTTACCTGCCTTTGTTTTAGTTGTATAAATTTCTTCTGCCTACTAGTCTTTGGCTTCAACATAGATATGACTACAGAAGAAGCACTTCTCTCTCCCTTAGGTGTTTTTATTTCATTACCATTATGGTCTTTTGGTATAGCGAATTTAAGTTCATCGTATATAAATTCAGCCATCTGTTTATTACTTCTTGGATTAAGACCTCCAGTAAATTCATCTAATTCTCTCTCTACAGCTCTTAACTCTGACACCGAATGTTTATATACTTCTTTAACTTTTGAAGTGTCTAAACACATGCCATTAAATTCTATATCTGCAATAACTGGTATCTGTAGGCACTTAGTATAAAAAACACGTTCTAAGCCATTTTTAAATAATTCTTTACGCTGGTGTTCAAATAATTTATACGTCTGCTCTACGTCCACCTTAGCATACTTTTTAAGCCAATTTTCAGGCATTTCTGAAGGACATATCCCAGCGTCCATCATAGCACTAATTACGGAGTCTTTTCCTCCAAGTTTTCTTCGCTTGAGACACTCCTCCAGTGAGAGTCTTCCTCTTCTGTTGGAGCGAAGTACATATTCTGCCAATTGTGTACAATAGGGAAGTGTTTTTTCAAGGTTGACTCCGAGGCGCTTAAGCCATCCAAGCTCGAATTTTGCGTTGTGCGCAACAATGAAATCAGCTCTTTCCACTTCTTCGAGAAATCTTTCGACATGGGTTGGTTCGGGAGGGTGAACGTGTATTCTTGATGCTCCAGTTTTTCCTCGTCTCCATGCAATGAGTAATATACGGTTAGCTTCATTTAATGGGTCTCCTTTATCTAGGTTTGTAGTTTCAAAATCGAATACCAAATAATTCTCAGAATGAAATAATTCTGGGTCAGGGTTGGTTACAAATTTTGGTATATTAAAATTCATCATATGCTTTTTATTTTACTAATTTTTGTGTCAACTAAAACTGGAAAATATACATGTTCTCCACTTAATTTATTCTTGGGTAAAGATATCATTCTCCATGATTTTCCGTCGTATTCGTCATTAGAACCTACGCCAATAATTAAGTCCATCTGGGCAGGCATTCCAGTATTTGAGAAATCTATATCACCCATCTCTAATCGCAGTTTGTTCGTTCCCGAATCCCCTGCCTGAGTAACTCCAATAACTAAGATATTATTCTTCTTAGCTAGATTTCTTGCAGATGTAGCGGCTATCTCCATCTGTTCCACCCTACCTTCTTTGCCTACCCAAATGTTACGGAGTTGGTTGATTATAACAACATCTACCCCGTGTTGATCGATTAGACTCTGAATGTCCCTAAAAGTTCCTGGGGACAATGATTTAAGTATTAAATTATCGTAGCCTCTTTGTTTTACTACGTTTTCAACCTCATCAGGATTCTCAATAACGTCCACTATAGGTTTTTCTGCCAGTCTGCAGATAAGTCTGGACATTGTTGATTTCGCTGGGTCTTCGTTTTCAATGAATAATACTTTGTAGCCGTCATGTAACAGACCACCGACCATATTAATAATAAATAACGACTTGCCTACTTCAGGTCTACCAAAGACAAGTACATTATTACCTCGCATTGCTCCGCCTGTAGCTTGTTGTAAAGCTTTAGGCCACATATTAATTCTGTTTTTATTTTTTAAATCCTCAACCACGTTTGAAACTTTTTCGCTAATCAATAGACTTTCATCATCATCTTCTTGGGATTTAACATAATCTTCGACGTTTTTATATTCTTCCATTAGTTCTAGGACGCCAGATTGAGGAGTCGCCAATAATCTTGATGATAGTTCCCTAGAAATCGAATCTTTTTTCATCGCAATAATTTCTTCTAGAAGATTGGCTGAAGATGTGGTTTGGTTAAGAGTTTCTAAAATATTTTTGTACAAATCTATTTGCTTGGGAAGTTCACGTGCAATACGTCTCTCAACTAGCTCTAGATCTACAAAAGATATAGACGTATCTTTGTCATAAAAGTCACAAATAATATCGTATATAAACTTTGCGGGTTCAGAAAAAGAATCCCTAACGTTTAGTTTCGACAGTTTGTTAAAAGATTCTCTGTCTTTAATAATTGAAGAAAGTATTTTAGATTCCATATTATTATTGTTATTATATTATTATAGTTATTATTATAATTATTATTATTATTATATTTATATTATATATAAATATATATAATATATATGAGTAGTTTAAACTACTAAAATTTCTTAAAAATCAATTAGTTATTTTATATACTTAATTAGACTACAAACTATTAAGTTAGTTCACATTAATTAATATTTTTGTAATTATATTAGTTACCAAATCTTTTTCACTCATATTTTTAGGGTCTTCTTCTACGGGAATAACCCTGCAAGAACTAAAAAATAAAGAATATTTTTGTTTTATTTTTAATGCTTGTGCAGTAGCATCATCGTCCAATACTATAACTACATCTTTTCCAGATAAAAATTTCATAGCATTAGTTGGTATAGAATTAGATAATAATGCTATGCTAGGTAAATGTCTAGCAATCCTAATGGAACTAACAATGTCTTCTACTAATATAATCAATTTATCATTGTCATTTTCACAGTAAGGAAAACTAACGTTATAATAATTGTTATCTCTATTTACCCAATAAGTTCTAGATTTAACTCCGTCATAATTTTTATTAGATAATTCTTTATAATATCTAGAAACATAACCTTTTATATCTCCATTACTAGACAATATTGGATATATTATTCTCTCAGTTTTTGAACACCATTTTATTTTATTTAATATTAATTCTTCTATGGTCAAATTAAATTTATTTTTTAAATAATTTATCTGTAAATCATTTAATTTAGTAATAAAAGATTCAAAGGGATAATGTTCCAAATTAGTATCTTTTCTAGAGGAGTGAGAACTAGATAGATACCATTTCCCCATATTGTAAGGAACAAAACCCTTTGAATCACATGCAACCCTAAAACATCTAAATAATAATCCGTTTTCTACTCTAGTCACTGCAAAATCTCCGTTTTGTTTAAGACAAAAAGGACATTGTGCGTCTCTAGTCGTTTCTCCTATCTGTAATTCAGAGTTAAGATACGAAAGTTGTGTCCTATAATTAGGCACTATAATCCACAGTTACACCATATAGGGAATCTGCTCTGCCTAACCAAGTTCCCATTTCTACACTTTTTAATTCTTTAGAGTTAAGTTTGTCGGGTATGTAATAAACATAACACTCATGCTCTGCTCCTTGTGAATCATTAACAATAAGTTTATCCCTATCGTAAAATGTTGGATAGCCCTCCAAATACTCTACGTTTTTAAATGCGTCAGAATCTACATCCCAGATCTCTCCATGTATATCCTGAGATTCATCGGGACTAGCAGGAATAAGTGCAGGAAAAGCACCTAAACTTACCATCCTATACCCATTAGATTTATCTAATTTTCCGACACCGCAAAACCAACCACCTTTAATAATGGTAAAATTTGGCTGATGTTGTTTCAATGTACCATATACAAATATTTTCTTCATACCAGTAACCTCCGTATGTGTTGACTATATAATTGCAAAGTAGTTCCCTCTAATGCAGGGGCAGTATTAACCTCATATACAAATGCTTTTTGAGAGGACTCCTGCCAACCAACGTCTACTGCTCCAAAATCTAACCTAAGTGCTTTAACTGCTAATAATGCTTGTTCCACAACATCTTGTGGTACAGCTATGTTCTTACTACCAAATATCCACCCATTAGCGTGGTTTCTTATTTGAAAATTATTGCCCTCGCTGCCTTTGCGTAGCATTTTCTTTTGCAAAAAGATGATAGTGCCCCTAAAAATATGTACTCTATACTCATCAGATTTCTTTACATACCTTGTGTATAATGCACAATCGGGTAAATTATCTACATCATCCACTAATTGAATACCACGTCCACCACAACCACGCAATAACGTTCTAGCTACTGCAACCCTATCGCAATGAATCCATTCCTCCGCATATTTTTTCTCAGTGGTAAATGCGGGAATACGCACGTTGCCAAGCATAACTACTAACGATTTATGTTTGTTTTGGGCATCTTCCACAAACTGTGGTTTATTTATAAATGTAATATTATCTACCCACCAATTAGGGTATCTTGGGTTGCCCCAATTAATAACTACATGATTATCGTAGTACGAATAATTACCATTCTCACGCACACGTTTACATCTTACGTCAGATAAAGATTCAGATAACGCCTTAGCTGACTCAGATTGTAGCTTGTAAGGGTATATTATTGGTCTAAGCATTAGCTAAAGTCTCATTAGTAACTTCATTAACTTCACTAACTTCGTAATGAGGATTAACCTTAACCTCATAGAGATACTTAGACCATAGCTGTACATAATTTGGTGAATTAGGATTCTTGACTACTAATCCGTCAGTATTCCAGTTATCCCATTCAGCAAATTCTCTAGTTAAGAATACGTTCCTGTTATTGCCTCGCAACTTAACGTAGTCACACAGTACAACCATACCTGCATTCCAAGTTCTCCTATGACCATTTCCTTCAATGTACTCTTTAAGAATTTCAAATGCTTCCATTTTCAATTCCTTGCTAAGACTCCTATAAGGCATAGTGGAATAATAACCACCTTCTTCTGTCCCTCCTTCGTCTTCGTAAGACCTCCAACCTGCAATATGTATGTCAGCTAATACTTGGACACCACAACAAGAACCTGCTTTTGTGTAGTCATATCCAATGTAATACTTTTTAACATTGCCTTCTTCATCCGAAAATGAAAACTTTATTTTATCTTGCATAATTACACTCCCGTGACTGTTATGTGTGAATCATAATCACCCGTCTTTGCACAGTCTTGACAAATAGGACGATTCGTGTCAGTCCAAGCTGTTGAATAATCATCTATACAATTAATTGGACATGAACAAACTTCGCAACCATCTTCTGTTGCTTTTTTAAATACTTCGTAATCGACATACTGACCATTAACTAAATACTTTTGACCCTTTGTATCCCATTCAATATCTTCGTATTCATCATAGTAGTTTAAACTACTTGCAGCATCTTCAATAACTTCTATTACATTATTCTCATCTAATACTAGAGTATATTTATCAATATGTCTACTTTCTTTTTTGTCCACTGATACTGCTTTTAACCTTGCTGCACACACTATAGCCATATCGTCTGGTATAGCAATAGTTGGATAATTATGAACCTTTATCTTATACTGAGGATAATTTATTTTAGTGCCACGCAAACAACCATGACTTTTATTTTTATATGGTTCAAAAGAATTAACTGTAAATTCTACCTCATCATATTTATACATACCAACTTCTTTGAATGGGTTGTTATCCTTATCCTCAGGAAATAAATCACCAACTCTGGCTACACTAGGTATGTAAGCAGGTCTAGAATATGAAGCGCAACTTCCGTAATCATCATCCCAATAATTACTATATTTATGTACATATCCTCGATTGTAATATGTACGCAGTGCTTGTCCATCATATAATTTGTTAGTTTCTATATTGTCTTTAATATCAAATGTTAATAATGTTCCAACATTTAATGAAAATATTTTAGATAATTCTACATTATTACGTTTAGCTACAAAGTATAATGCTTCAGCTTCAGATGCAAATAATATTACATCATCATTTTTACAAACGCCAAAATGTAGAGGGCGTTCGGTATTGCGTATAAAATGTAACTTTAGCTCTAAAGTATCATACCATACGATAGCAAACGCTCCCTCTACTTTTTGGATAAAATCTTCAATTTTATTTTTACTTAATGCAATAGCCAATGATTCAGAATCAACCTCGCAATCAGAACCTTGTTTACCTGCTAACTTACATATTTCATGTTTATTATTAACGCTACCATTATGAACTAAAACTATATTTTCACAATTAAAAGGATGAGCGTTATCGTCACTAATTTCTCCATTAGTCGCATATCTAGTATGTCCTACAATAAATTTACACCCATCAAAATCTTTTGATAACTCTGTATATTTCTCAGAGTCAACAAATTCCCCCGCACAAACAGCTTGTTTAAGAATTTTAACAGGTTCTTTTCTATTATCTGGAACGGTAAATACTCCTGTTGAGTGTTTGCCTCTTAAAGATGTAGCAATTAATAAATCTCTAAATAATTTTTTCTCCGATAATCCTAATTTAAATTGACTGAGATTAATTACACCTGTTAGTCCACACATAGATCACTCCTCACCATAATATTCTTCTGGCTCATCATATCTCTCCTCATCATAATCCTCATCTGGCTCATCATAATCTTGATGTTCGTGTTCAAGTCTATTTCTATATATAAAATTGTTTAAACAACCACGCCATCCTGCGTCAAAAACTTTTCTGCCTGTTCTCTCTATGTATCTGCTCAAAGGGTATGGTATTTCATAGTCCTTTGATTCCATATATTTGTCAGTTATCACAGAATTAGATTGGAAGTAGTTTAAACTACTTTCCTTCATATTATTGTAGAGTAATATATCTTGAGCTAATCGTAGTCCGTCAACTATGTCAGATTCGCATTCGTCATAGTCGAGTGTTCGGTGATAGTGCCCAAAAACTTTCTCTAAATAATTTGGTATACCATACCTAGATATTTCCCTATGCAAATTATGTGCGGTGTTGCCTCTACAATTTTTCTTCAGACACATAATAATATTAATCCATTGTTTAACTCGCATCATATCATACGTTCCACCATGCAACCTAAACTCTAAGCTACCATACGTAGAAGTAGCCCTTAAATTTAATGCACTATATTTAGGAAATCCATTAACATATTTTCTAAAATCTATATTTTTATTTACTGACGTCAATATGTGAGACAAAGTTCTTTTAAAATCATCAGATTTAGCAAAGGGTAAACAATATAAATTTTCTTTTCTATCCATACCACAATAATGAAATAATACATTTTCAAATATAGCATAGTCAATAAGCAGTCTCGCATATTCATTCTTATCTAAATCAGTTACATCTAAATGTATATGTACACTACACCTATCGGAAGGAATATCGTCTAAACTTTCTGCCTCGTCATTAAGATACTCATTTAATTCGTCAAGAGCCATGCTCAAATCCTTACCAAATAATTTTTTAGTAACAAATTCTACTCCGCCCTCACGTAAACTGCCATCACTCTTTACATTCCAATAACCTGTTCCGAATAACACTCCACTAGTATCGCTATCGTAACTAAATAGTCCTGTGTCTACTCGCCTCGGCACACCATTGTGAGCAAAACCAGATGCCTCATGCATACCTTCTAGCTCAACCTCCACGCCAATAATTGTTCTTGGCTCCACAAAATCTCTGGATTCTGCATAAGAAAATACGTTTCTATTCTTTTCAAACATAAAACCTATATTATCGTTGGGCATTTAGCATCCCTCCAATTTGAATATTTTCTAATTGTATTAAATCTATTAGATCATTGTTACCATTAAATAAATCTACTGACGGGTATATTGAATTGTCTCCCATCTTACCCACTAATACATCTTTATATCCTAAATAAATACCTTCACAATTCCAAGTAGTGCTCATATATAAGTCTTTTGATATAGCACCTGCGTATCGGTCACCAGATGTGATTCTGTTCATAGCTCCACTAGCTGTAAAATAACTAGGAAAAAATATTTCTCTAATAAACTTTGGCTTTCTTAAATCTTCATAATTAAATTGGGATAATTTAAATATCTCTAATAAATCCTGATTTAAATTAGTTATGGTTATAATACCCTCATTATATGATTGTCTGTATTGTTGCGTAGAATGTCTCGATAATCTTACTGCACCTTTCTTAGCGTTCAATAATGCTAACTCAGGAAATTTAAAATCAATTTTAATATCTCCTATATACCATTTAGTAGGTTGCCAATCATTATTGTCTGTAATTACAGAACCAGTTATATATTCCATATCTTCGTCAACATCGTCAATATAGAATAAAAGTTCTTGATCGTCTACAGTAACAAGTACAGTGCAAGTTCTGTATCTTTGCCTAAAATCTCGTCTACTTTCTCTTATTCTCATTGTAAGTCCTCTAGTAGTTTAAACTACTAAATGTTATAAGTTAGGAATCTCTATACTATAATTTTCACATAGGTTTCTAGCATCGTCATCATATCCATAATTAATAATTTCCTGAAGTGAATTTTCTCCTACATCTAATATGAAACGCTCAAAAGAAGGCATCTCATTATTTCGTAAACTGTAAAACATTTCATTAGTAATAATTTTAACTTGTCTAAATATCCATGATTTTGTATCATCATTACTTAGCCATATATTACTAGGAGTTCTATATTCAATACCATATTCTTTGTGTCTGAATGAACCCGCCTTACCATAAAATGCTTTTCTTTGTGATTCACGCTCCAATATTGTTAAGGGCAATCCAATGTAAAAATCGCATCCTTTAACCAAACTAGCCCTTGCCATTGGATGAAAGTTCGGATTATCCATACCAATATGTATATGTCCACCTGCGGTGCGTACATTACTCTTATGTAATAATTTCGTATCAACTACGTTTTGTTTTGAAGAATATATATTATAATCGGGGTCGCAACCAAACATTTTTGCCTGTTTAGATTTTAAAAACTTTGGCTCAAACTTTTGGTAGTCCATGACTTTATAGTGCAGTCCGTGTCGATTGATGATAGAAGTCAATGACTCCATAACCTTATTAGTCCTATCGACAAATTGACGAGCAGTAGTGCATGGCTCAATATTAAGTTCTGCCATAACATTATCTTCTTGAACTGCACCACCATTTACTTCTCTTGGACATTCCTTGCTGCCACCAACTAAGTCGACACTTGGATATGCGTTATCATTCTGGTCATATAAGAATAATTCAGCATCATGACCAACAGTTACTATTTGTTTTGCCATAACTATTTACCTCTAAGTTTTAAATTAGACATCATACGTTTATATGCCCAACCCTTTGGTCTAGGTTGAGGACTAGTAACTTTTCCGTTTTTATTTCTTAAAGAATTGTACTCTTTTTCAGTCATAATTATATCTCCCAATCAAATGTAAAATCAGAGTGTAAAATAATTGTACCCTCATGAAACTTTAAATGTAATACAGAGTCATCTACTTTTTTAACTTTAACCTTACACTCAGTAATTTTAGTTTTAGATAATTTTAAAAAATTAAGTAAATCATCTAACGTATAACAATTTTCATCAATTTGCAAATTAAGCTCTTTGTTCAATTCTTTATCTTGTTTAAGTTCAATAATAGCAGGGCAATCAGGACTAAAATCCGTACCTGCATCATCTTCTTCAACAATCTTAGCTAAATCTTTTTGTCTGCCTTTAAATAATTTGGATAATTCTGCCATAAAAATACTCCTCGGTAGTTTAAACTACCTATCTATATGTGTCAGGAATAACCACGTTCTCTTTACATTCTACAATCTCAATGTATTTCATTTCATATACAGTCATTAATACAATTATATTTATAGAAAGTAATAGTATAAATCCTATACTTATTAGCATAATTTCCCAGAATAATAAATCTCCTATTCTTTTGTAAGACATGTTAATACCCTCCTAATTTTAACGGCTAATCTTTAGCTACCATGTTGTAAAATGCGTGAACTGGACTACGGGTAAGTTCCTTAGGTAATCCAAACGTATACTTTTTCTTAGTCGCATATTTTGGTTTATGTTTTTTAGTGTACAATTTTATTGATGATAGAACCTGAGTCTCATAATCTTGCAAACTAATAGTGGTACTACGTTTTCTATTCTTCGACATTTTTATCTCCAATAATCTTGATGATAGTTTTTACATTCCACATGCTTTTATAAACTTTTTTTCGTCAAAACGTGGATTATCTTTTTTAAACGTATTACATAACGAATTAATAAAAGGTCTACAAGCTATAATAATGTTGCCATTGTCACGTTCTTGCTTAATGAAATTAGCTACTTTGATATAATCTTTTTTAGTCATAATTTTAATCCCCATGTTTTTCTAGTAATTTATCAAATGATAATCCCATGTCTTCAATATCTTCTTTAGATAAAATTCCTGAACGGTATTTATCGTAAAAGTCTCGTTCGACCATATCTAGTTCTTGTTCTGGTGTCATTTTATTTTCTCCTGTATCAAGTAGTTTAAACTACTGTTTCGATTGGTAATAAAAGCCTAGTTCTACATCTACCACAGTCATCTAGCCCTTCAATGATTGCGCCAGATTCATGTATTTCAATAGCCCAAGATGAACAAACAGAACGCATAAAATGTTTTTGCCATGCTTCATTACTTAGATACACTGCACATTTTTCTGTTATCTCATCACGTTGTTGTGGAAATGTCATAATTATTCACTCCTAGTAATTAGTTAGGTAAGACATCAAGTAAACGTATAACCTGATTTTCAGATGTTACGTTAGCTAGTGCCTCCTCATATGTTTCATACTTACCCGCAATTTCATACCCATCTTCTACTTCGCCATCTGCAACGTAGAATGTCGTAGGCGTAAGTAAGTGAAACAAGTAACCAAGTTCACTAATTGTACGCATGATTCGCTCTCACCTCCTTTTTATATTTAAGATCAAGTAGTTTAAACTACCCATATGCCTGAACGTCAGGCGAATTCCCATACTATATTCTACCATAGTAGGCTATGTAGTCAAACATAGCAATGTAATAGTTCAGTAGTTTAAACTACGTAAACGCTGATTAATGACTTCCCTAACCATGCTGGAAGTATTTGATTTTTCAGTAATCCCATGATAGTAATTAATAATAGCTTCAGCAATTTCAGGAGCATACTTCTTTGCTAGGTCAGTTGGTACTCCAGATTCAATAAGTATATTAGCAACAGCGTCAAGTTTTTCATTAGATATTTTCATAATAAATACTCCTATAGTTTAGGTTGAATAATAATATACAATGCAATAATTGTCCAGTTAAATTTTCCAATAATTTTGATGATAGTAATTATGATAGTGATTGAGTAGTTTAAACTACTGATCTTTTTTTGTTCCAAAAAAAATCCCCACCTCTTTCGAGGTGGGGTTGCACTATGGGGTTGTGCTAATGGAAGTTTAGAGTCTGCTATCCGCACTTACTCGTGTTTATCCGTTGACAACATCTTGTGCTACTGCATCAGCATCTTTTGCATCGTCTAAGATGTCCTGATTTTTTTCAAGAGTCTTAGCCCATTTGGCAGCTACTTTTTCAGCATCGTTGACCATCATTTTTTCAAGAGCTGACCCGTTAAACTCATCTTTACCCATTTGTTTTTGCAACGCAAGGTACAGTTTCTTGAGTGCATCCAGTGAACTAGGCACATGGATTAGTTCGCCGTTCTCGTTGGTGTTTTCAACCTTGATGTTTTCCTTGCCCATCTCGTTTTGTCCGAGATCAAGGTCAACGTCATTGTTGAGACTGCGCTTAATCTTAGTTTTGCCATCTACCCAAGCACGACATACTGATTTTTCGCCGCCCTCAACCTGAGCGCATAGTGCCAAAAATTCAGCAGTCGTTTTGCTCACGTCAGGATTTTTGCCATCGTAGTTTATACGGGTAGTATCTGCGCCGTATTCTTTTCTGGCAGCCTTTCCTATGGTTCTAAGAAAATCAAAAATACATGCTTTTTTAGCTTTCACTTCCTCGCTAAGATCAGCTTTATCCATCTCAGCAGAGGCTACTTCATCAAGTACAGCACGAATTGATTTAAGATCCTTTACTTCATACTCCCCAAATTTACCACAAGGCAAGTTTAAATTTCCTTGATATCTTTGAGGGTCTATCGGTTTTTTTGCTTTACTCATTTTTCACTCCTGTGCCAGATATTCTGGCGATTGATTTATTGAAAAACCATTTTCTCAAATTTTACTCCACACGTCAACCCTAAAATACATTTTTTTTAGGGCTGACGGGTAGTTTAAACTACCCATCCCTCGCTTAGACCCTCTCGCTATACTCCCCACTGGATAAAGTATATATTCCTGATCGTAACGGGAGCGCATCCCATGCCCAGTTTGTTGCAAAAACTGTTTCATCTTTTGAGTTTACAAACTCAATAGAATCATAACCTGCATTTATGATACGTTTCATATCTTTACAATTCAAATGTTCATCTTGTATCAATCTCAATGCTTTAACGTTTTGTTGTTTAAACATTTCGCCATGAATCCAAGAGGCCATGACATCTTTGCGTGTTAGGAACACGTCATTAGTATTTGGTTTTAAAATTAAAGCGTTCATAAAATATTCACTCCTATTTTTAAAATGTATCAGGTAGTTTAAACTACCCAGTTCAAAAAACTTGCGATTCAAAAACCATTATCTCATAGTGACATTTTTTTACAAACGCAAAAATCAATTAGTGATCGAGTAGTTTAAACTACTCAATTAGATTTTTATGGTTGCATAAATACAACCCAGAAAATTACTATGCCCGATAGTTTAAACTACTCAAAAAGTTTTAATCCAAACAGTCAACGCATAAAAAAATTAACGCATATATTATTATTAATATTATAAATATATATATATATATTATTAATATAAATATCTTCGGCAATATAATATATATATTATTATTAATATATATTATTTATGATCTATAATTATTTTCATTGAGTGACTAAATAAAAATCACACAGCATCACATAAAAATATTATGCCACATAAAAATTAATTAATTTCTGAAAAAAGAATGTTTATTTCTGCGATCCCCAACCCCCGACCCAAAACTTGCCATTTACGGCGGCGAGGGATGTAACCTAGTGCTAGCTTGATTTTCCCGTCATAAAGGTACTTAAATTGATGCTTCAAAAACGTATAAAAATCGTATAATTTTTTTTTAAAATTTTCAAAAGGACACCCAAAGTATCAGTCCATATTGAACTTTTTAGTAATTTGATTGTCTAAGTGGGTATCATGCAAATGTGGGTTATAATTTTAGTTATATATTTTAGTGGAAATTCACAGAGAATTGATATAGCCACCACGGACTTGATATTCAAAGACCCAATAGAATGCAACGAATTTAGGTTATCTCCAGATTTCCAAGATGAGTTAAGAAGAAAATTTAAAGACAAAAATGTAAAATATGTCCGTCCGTACTGCAAACCTATGAAAAAAGAAACTGAAATCATAGTTAATAATGAGGAACAAAATGAGCAAAGGATCTAAAAGAAGACCCGAAGACCTTAATAAATTCCAAAAAGGATACGAAAGAGTATTTGGAAAACACACGTTAAAAGCTATAAAAAGTTTGAAAAACTACAATCAAGGTAGAAACAATAATGGCCGCTAATTTAGATTTAGTAAAAATAGACGATGAGTTATTTGAAGATATTGTTGGAAATAACACAAAATACACTCCTGAACAACGAATAATGGCTGCTACCTACTACGCAGTTACTGGGTCATCCTTACAGGCTTCTGAAAAATGTGGTCAAACAGGAACCCCAATACCAGCTTCGACAATTAGAAAATGGAAAAATACCACCTCTTGGTGGAAACCAGTTCTACACGAAGTACGAAAAGCTAAGCAGGAAGAACTAGATGCCAAACTAACTTCCATAATCATGGAGGGAGCTGAAAAGTTAGAGGATAGAGTACGCAACGGAAATATCAAGATGAATCCAAAAACTGGAGAACTTAACAGAATCCCAATGACATCAGGGGAACTAGCTAAAGATGCAGTAGGCATACCTTACGATAAAAGAGCACTTATGCGAGGTGATCCCACATCCAGAACTGAGAAAGTCGATCCAAAGACTATGCTCGAAGACTTAGCAAAACAATTCAAAAAAATAGTTGAGTTAAACGAACCTAAACCAATAATCGATGCAGAAATCATCACGGAAGAGAACAGCATCGAATCACAAATCAATACGGAGGATGAGCTTCCAGGTATTTTTGAACCTAAGGAAGCGAATAACTAAAATGGCAGTAAATTACTTTAACAAAAAGAATGGAAAACGAGGCTACACAAGTTTACGTGAATGGAACGAAGCTAGACGAAAAGAGGATCCATCATCAAATCGAACTATTAAAGAAACAATAAAAAGAGGCGTTAATTGGGCAACAGAAAACCCTTGGAAAACTGCTGCGGGCGTAGTTATGTTACATCCAGGCGCTAGAGCAGCTGTAGGGGGAGCCAAATTACTAAAATCAATACATAAAATAGCCACTAAACAACGCTCAGGCCAAGGATTTCGAAGATGGTGGGGAACTAGAGTTCAAGGACAGGGTAAAAAATATAAAACTGAGGCCCAAGCTGAAGTTGCATCTGGCGGCACAAAATTACATGGCAAAAGGGGTATTACAATTGATAGAACTGGGGACGGTTTCACAGTCAATCCATCACGTATGAATGTAATTAAAAATTGGAAAACCCTTGCGTTGGGAGCTGGTGGAGCAGCTTATCTTGCAGACGCAAAATCGGATGTAGGGGGTATCACAGTTAATAATAAAGATCCGTTTAAAAGGACGAAAAACAACAACAACAACAAGAAAGTGAAGGACGACTCCAAAGGCAACATTACTATATCAGGTAACAACAAGAAAAATAACAATAAAAAGAATGCTGTAGTAAAGAAAAAGAAGGATGATGTTATAAGATGGGACGAAACTAAAAAGAAACGTAATGGAAATAAATTAGCAAGAAAGACAAAAAAGGATAAAGATGCTGAATCACTCCTAATGCGTGAAAAAAAGTATGTTAAATATGCGAAGGACGACAGACTTGCAGTCAGTAGAAATAATAAGAACAAAAAGAAAAAGAAACGTAAAGATGTAGCAGGATCAGGCGCTAGAGCATTTCGTAAACGATTGGGCGGGTATTAATGGGTTTTTTAAAGAAAGTTAAAAAACAAAGAAATTATAGAAAAGAATACGATAATTATCACAGCAGCGAAACGCAAAAAAAGCGTAGAGCTGCTCGTAATAAGTCTAGAAGAGAAGCTATATCTAACGGAATAGCTAAAAAAGGAGATGGAAAAGATATCCATCATAAAGATCGTAATCCTAATAATAATTCAAGTAATAATAAACAATTAATATCTAAATCTAAAAATAGAAGTTATTCTCGAAAAACTAAAGATCGAGCAAAATACGGAAAGAGGTACGCATAAAATGGCATGGTGGTCGGCAATACCAGCGGGAAAAGCACTTTGGAAAAGTGGTAAATGGGCTAAAAAAAAATATAAGGCTGTTGAAAAGGCATATAAAGACGATATACCTAAAAAACACAGGGGCAGTTACACAAAAGATGTATGGGCGTTTAGTTTATATAATGCTGTGATAACGCCAGCAGCATTAAAATATCATAAGTATACGACAAGTAAATTAAAAGGAAAGAAAGCACAAGAACAGACTTTATATTCTCGTCATAATATACCTGAAAGTAAATTAAGTAACTATACAAAAATGCGAATGAAAAAAATTAAAAAAAGGATGCAAAAAGAAGGAAAACTATAATAATGGCAATAATTAATCCTTGGACAGTAAGAATTGCAGGTACAGCTATTTTTAAAGGCGGAAAATGGGTCGCAAAAAAAATAACTAAAGTAAAAAAAGATAGGAAAAAAAAGAAAGATACGAAAAAAGATACGAAACCTGAACAACTTGAGTTAGATCTTAAGAATGAACAACTACCAAAAATAAAAAGACACAGAGATACAACCAATCCAGCAATGGAAGAAGATCCTTGGACTAACAGATGGGTAGGACAAAAACAAAGAAGGTATGGCCCACAAGGTAGAAAACATTACGGAAAAAGTGAAATGCGAAGAGGTCTACTCAGAGACTTACGAAAATCCTAATAAAGGAAATTAATAAATGGCAGATTTAACAGTAACATTAACCGAAAGCGTAACTCTTAATGGAGTTGACCAAGGTGCAACTACTTCTCTTACTGTAGCAAGTGTTGTTGAAACCTTTAAAAGAATTGTAGCGTGTCCTACTGGCGTAGATACTACAGTTGCAACATTTAAAAGCACATCTGCTACTGCTGATGGGGCTTTAGATGTTGAAGATGTAAGATACGTACGAGTAACAAATTTAGATTCTTCAAATCCAGTAAATCTATCTTTACAAATAGATGCTGGTGAAGATGACTCTGCTGCAGATGAATCATGTACAATTTTACTTGAGGCTGGTAAAAGCTTTATAATGGGATCCCCAAGCGAT